CGCGGAGGCATCCGCTACGTTGGGGACTGTTTCGTCCATGTTTAACTCCTATGGAGTTCCTGATGTGCCGCACCAGTACGGTTAATGGTCAAACTACAGTAAATTATGTGGCTTGACAATATGCTTGAGTTTCTTTGTCCTTATGCAATCGCCAAGAAGATGTAGGTAGCGCCGTTCACGTTGATGTTCGATGCCGCAACCTGATTGACAACGAAGCCGGTGCTATCCGTATCAACGCTGTCGTTGGTCGTGACTTCCGCCGCGTTGAGGTTCCACGCCAGATATGGGTCGTTGCCAGCGACTATGCCGCGTGCGCTATCCCAGACATACCAATCGCCTGTACTGTCTGTCCGCTTGATAAGCACAAAGCGAGAGCCTGTGGTGAACGCGCAGTTGATCGTCTGGCTGCTTCCGTTGCCCGTGTAGCTGCCGACCTTGCTCACGCCGGGGGCGCTGGCAAAGAGATAGGCGACGAATGATCTGCCGCTACCATTAACAACAGCGTTTTGGACAGCAAAAGTCGTACTGGTCGGATTAGAGCCAACAATATTAAATGCCGATTTAGCGTTGGTTAGGTTAAGAATTAGATGACCGCTTGTAAACGGAGTTGTTGTGGCATACCAATCTTCTATGCCGTCCCTACGCTTCACAATCATCATCTCAGGCTCAACGCCAAGGTTGTGATTTACGTTTTGGAGTGAACCCGTCCCCGTATAGCACACCTCATCGAAAAAGCCGGGGGCGCGGCTAAATATCCAGTTAACATATGAACGGGTAGAAAAGTTTGTATACCCGTATGTACTATCAGGACCTGCTGCATATCCAGTGTTACTAAAAGATACGAGTGCTGGGTCGCTAGGAATAACTTCAGCGGATGCTCCAGTGAATGTAAGCTGTCTGTTGCCGCCTCTTAGCTTGTCAAAGGCAGCGTTGTTCCCGCTCCTAAACTGCGAAAATACCACGTCTGGAGCAAAGCTAGTTGCCGTAACTGCGGTTGTTTGCCCACTATCAAAAGGAAGGTTTGAACCCGTCCGAGCCAAAGGCATAAACACACTCGTCCCCAGCGTCGGAACCTTCATAGGCCCGCGACGGATGGCCATGTAGATGTAGGTTGACGCGTTTGTGTTAACTTCCGCGCTGCCGGAGGTGACTTGGAAACCAGTGGCGGTAGGGCTGACGTATTCAACCGAACTTTCTGCGTTTGTTAAGTTAGCCTGCAAAGTTGCGTCCGCAGAGCCAACTGGCATACCACGCATATTGTCGATAATCTGCCAGTTTGTATTAGCGACACTTGCGTTTTTGACCATCAACCATTGTGGCTCCCAGCCAAGATTGATTACAGGGCCGCTGGCGCTGCCGTTACCCGTATAGCTCCCACACTGAATAACCCCGTCAGACGCTGCGTCGTGGGCGTAGAGGTAGGCGACGTATTGCACGCCGTCTGTATTGCCGTATATTGCGTTTGGATTAAAGGTTGTGGGCGTAAGCCCAACGGTAGATGCGGGAAACCCGATAAAATCCGCTTGGTTATTTAAATTTAGTTTCAAGCCGGTGTAGTTTCCGTCTGAACCTCGTGCAAGAGTAAACCAGTTGCTGGTTGTGCTTGTTGCTTTGTAAATAACGAAGCCGGGCGTTACGCCAAGGTTGTGACTTATAAGCTGAGTTGTTCCATTTCCGGTCCACGTCACAACATCAAAAAACTTAGGTGCTTCGCGGAATGTCCATGAGGCGAAAGTATAGTTAGACGTGTTTGAAAATGAGTTTCCTACGGTAAACCCAGTTGAAGTAAAGCCTGAGATGTTTAATGGTTGGGAAAACTGCGCGTCAGTAACATTAGTGGCGAGTATATTCCCAGCGCCGCGTGTGGTATCGCACAGCGAGTGCCAATAACCACTGTCATTCCGCGACTTTGTCCAAACCAACCCGCCAGAACCGGATACGTTAATGCCGTTGGTGATGGTCTGCGACGCGCCGTTGCCCGTGTACAGCCACGTCGAGAATACATCCTCGACGTACAGCGCCGCGCTGCCGCCGCTGCCGCCGCGCGTAGACAGGGATGTAGAGGCCCGTAAGCCTATACCTAAACCATTACGGACGGGGACACCGAAACTCATCTGATGTTAATCGGCTTTGCGTACAGCGTGCCGCCTGCGCTGATCTGGATTGCGCTAACGCGCCATACGCCGCCAGTGCCGCCAGCGTCGCCGGGCTGCGGTACGTAAATAGGTACAGGTGTGTTGGCAGGCAGCGGCGTGTCAGCCGTTGTAGCTGTAGCGCCGTTACCAATGCGGATGTACGCGTCAGATGTACACCACACCAGCACAGCTTGCGGGCCAGCGTTCCAGCCAGTTACCGAACCGGCGGTACCAGTGTAAGCTACGCTTTGAGTAGCAAAACCGGCGTCGTTAAGAGGGCGTAAAATTTCCATATGTCGCGTCCTTATGCGAGAAATTTAAGTTTGTACAAGGTTGAGTAATACAACCCAAAAATCTCGTCGATAATGTTTTGGAGTGGGGTACACTCCTTATCAACGACTTTATACCGCATTTCCATCAGTTCGTCTACTTGACCTTCAAGAAACTCGACAATGTTGTTTGTCTTCTTAGCCGACATAAGCGAAATAGGGCCGATAAGGCCATATTTGCCCTGATAGGCTTCAGCAAATTTGTCCGCCAATTCAATTACTTCGTCATAGAAAGTGTTCAGAGCGGAGTGCTTGGCAAAGCTGCGTGTGTTCAGGTGCGTCGAATGGGCTACATCGCGCGCGAGAAACAGTGTGCCTATGAAATCAGCGCATTTCATGCCGGTGTTTCCCCAAGGGCTTCAATTTGAGCCTGAAGCACCTGAAGCTGGGCCAAAAGTTCTTCTTTGGTGGGTAAAGCTGGAGTCACCACCTCAGGCGGTGGGCGATTGTCAACAAATTCGCCGTCCACATATGACCAGCCGATACCGGCGCCTTCGGAAAGAGGAACCCAACCTTGTTGGCTTGCATATTCATTGTCGGCTAAAACAATGTTCACAACGATATTATTTTCTATAACAGCGTATTCCATATGCACCTCAAAACTCAATTACAACCACACCGGCTGCGCCAGATGTAACAAAAGCAGCGTTTGTACAATTACCACCGCCAGACCCAAAAGCGCGCCCATTTAGTCCTTGCGAGCCAATTTGGTTAAAGTTTGAACCGCCAGCACCGCCGCCACCCCAGAAAGATGCAGCACCATTAATGATACCGCCATTACTTGAGGCGGTTCCTCCGCCATCTCCACCCGCAATGTTTATGTCGCCTCCACTAGCCGTCCCGCCGAGAAGTGTGTTCGCAGATGTTCCTGCTCCCCCATTGCCAGTAACAGTTGTGGCGCTATAACTAAAAGAACTATTACCTCCGTTTCCTCCGCTAGAGCCGCCGCCGCCGATAGTAATTGATGCGCTCCCACCTGATAAAGAGAGTACCTTAATAGCTGTGCCTCCCGCAGAGCCAGAACCGTTTCCGGATGCGGCACCAGTCACGCCGCCGCCGCCGCCCGTAACTGTAATTTTACATTTAGTAATCCCCGCTGGTACGCTCCATGTCCCAGACGATGTAAACACTACAAGATTGCTAAACCCGGCGGCGGGTGGGGCCGAACTGACCCAACTTGTACCATTGCTAGTTAGTAGATTACCTGTTGTGCTTGGCGCGACTGAAGTTACAGCCGACGTGCCGTTACCTACTAATACGGCGTTTGCTGTCAGCGTTGCAGCACCTGTACCGCCGTTTGCAACAGGTAGCGTGCCTGTTATGTCGCCCACAGGAACACTAGCCGCTGCGGTAAACGCAGATGTACCGTTGCCCTTAACGTAACCTGTCAGCGTTGCCGCGCCTGTACCGCCGTTTGCAACAGGTACGTTAGTGACGGCCAGCGTGCCGCCAGATATTGACAAAGCAGTGCCGATGCTAAGTTCTTCAGCAGCGCCTGTACCAGCGGTAGCGCGGCCTAGCAGCTTATTAGTGGCAAGCGTCAGTGCGTGTTCTTCATTCCAGTTGGACGGCTGAACAACTGTTGGATCAGCACTATCGTCTTTGGGGGACGTAAAGGTATGTTTGAGGCTTACAGGCATTACATCATTCCTTCAGGCGGCATCTCAGGTGTGGCGCCCATATCTGGCATTGGTTGCGGTTCAGGCATTTCTTCGGTCATTTCAGGTTGCTGACGCATTTCTGGTGATTCGCTGATTAAATCGCCGGTATCCAGTGCGCCTGCAATCGTCCCCATGACAATATCCTGAATTTGCTCTTCTGTCATCCCTGCTTGCATCGCGCTGATACGTTTTGTTTCCGCGTCGTAGGCGTCTACCTGAGCCTTGTATTCCTTGATGTCTACTTCGCGCTTCGCAACGTCTGCCTGAACGCCCTCGATAATATCGACCATGCGGTTCAGTTCTTGCGCCATGACTTCCATTTGCTGCTGTGCAGCAGCCATTTCAGGCGATTCGTCGCCTTCAGACAGCACCTTGGGATCAAGAATCTTCTTGAAGCGGTTCGCCATTTCCTGCGCGCCGGGCCAATCCATGTTTTTGATGAACAGATCGCCTGCAACAGCCCAAAGTTGTGGGTTGGATTGCAGAATCTGGCTCATAGCGTCGAGTGCTTCTTGACGCTTGGTCATGTAGCCGGGGCCAGTAGTGACCATAACGTCGTATGTACCAACGCCGGGGTTGTAAATCTTTTCGATCAAACCGCCGGTTTCAAGGTCACGCACTTCGCGTACAGGTTCTTCCTGCGTCGGGTCCATTTTGACCATGCTGACTTCGCCATCAGCACCGATGATGCGTGCAATGCGCTGTGTATCGTAGATTTTAGGGATAAGATCGACGATTTGACGCGTGATGTGGCGGATAGCCCGCGCAAGGTTGTCAACATAGTGATACGTGCCGACATCGCCCTGCTTTTCGCGTGCGACGATAGCCTTAGCCGAGCGTTCGTTGCCTTGTTGGCCCAGTGAGGCGTCGTACTGGCCTGTAGTAGCCTTAATATCCTCTCCAGCGCCCATTTTAGCCTGTATCAGACCTGTTTGGGGCAGAGGTGGCTGTGCGCGTTGCGGCAGCGGTAGAGTGCCTCCAGCGCCGTCTGTAACGTCGGGATTGACTTCCAAATACGGCCAGTTGGTCGTGTTGGCGGTCTTCCACTGCTGTTCGTAGCCTTCAAACTGGCCGCCGTAGCCGATAAATGGCGCTTTAGGTGCCAGTGCAAGCATTTCTGCCTCTTGGCTGGTCCAGTAGTTGTACATACGCTGGGCGTCTTTGGCGTTACGCACAAGCCCAGAGATGTAAATTTGGCCGTCAACTTCCCATTCGTTGCCGATTACGCGCACGACAGGTATCCATTTGCCCGGCCATTCGCGTTCGTCGAGGATGTCGAAGCCATTGGTCTTCATCCACATGACTTTTTTACGGTTTACTTCGCGTGTGCGGAGCGGTTTGCCGTACATTTCTTTAAGCTGCTTGTCTTCTGGCGAATTAGCCTTCGCAGTCTGGTTATTTGGGTACAGATGCAGCGTTTCGCGCTTGTAATCGTTGTAAAAATACTCCGCGATGCGGATCGTATCTTCTTGTAACCACGACGAAATGCCTTGGTCGCCAACGCCTTGGCTATATAGCGTGCTGATTGGCGTTGCGTCAGGGAATAGACGCTCATATTCGGTTTTCAGGATGTCTTCAGTGATGAAACACCACTCAGCGTCAGCGCCGCATGGGTCTTGGATCGTTGGGTCCATGTAGACGCTAAATGCGTTACGAACACGGCCAATCTTAACGTCCTGATCGAACGTATCGTCGTTGCAATATTCAGTCAGCAGGCGGATATAACCTTCGCCGTAGGTGACTTGGTTGTCGCAGGCGGTGTCATATGCAACGTCGGCATCTGACATATACTCAATGTGGCGGACCACACCGTTGAAAATCTCTGCTACCTGTACGTCAGCGTTGTCATCGGCAGGAATAACCTTACCGTTTGGACGGTTTTGACGCTGTTCGTTCGTCACCTGACGGACGTGTTGAGGCAATTTGTTAATTGTCAAGCATGGACGTGCGTTAATTGCCTGTCCTTGCACGCTTCCGCGTGTTGACAACACGTCAGCAGGCCATTGCCACTGGTTGTCAGGGCTGCCGGCCATGAAACGTAGATCGTCCAACTCGTCTTCACGGCTGTCCGAATACGCTGATTGCGCCATTGTGAGGCGGCTACGCATGGTAGCCATCTTGTCATGGTCATCGCCAGTAGTTTTAGGCCCGTTAGAGCCTACGTTGGCGACTTTACCTGCCGCGTTCATGCCTGTGGGGTCGGCCATAACCTATTTCTTGCCCTTCTTGGCGGCTTCGCGCTTGACGCTGTAGGCAATAGCTACAGCCTGCTTGACAGGCTTGCCAGCGTTTACTTCAGCCTTGATGTTCTTGCGAAACGCAGCTTTGCTGGGTGACTTAGTAAGGGGCATGATTACTTCTTTTTGCCCATCGGTGTTGGCTTCATCCGCACTGTTAGGCTGATGGCTTTCTGCGGTTTAACAGCCGCTGGTTTAGCTGGCATCTTAACCGCTGGGCGACCGCCGGCTGCGCTTGTCGTGCCTTCGCGGGCCAGAATCTTGGCTGCGTCAGGCTTGCGGCCTGCCAAACGAGCGGCAGCAGCAGCGTTTCTTTCCGCACCCATTTCAGCTTTTATGACTTTTGGGTCAGCGAGGCGGCGGCTTGGTCTACCGTAAATATCTTTTCTACCTGATGGCATTTACTTACCTTTCTTAGCGGTTTTGGCGCTGTCCTTAAACGCTTTGGCTGTTGGTGCGCCTTTAGCGCCTACTTTACGCATCTTTTCGCCAGAACAAGCGGCAATCCGCTCTTTCTTGGCGTGAATGTTTGCGTATAGACCTTTTTTGGCCGTCATGGTCAAGACCCCATCCATGATGTAGATATTCCAGAGGAAGAATACGCGCTTTTGCGGCGGTTGTCAACGCGAGACAGACGTGGGTCGGTAGATGCTACAGGAAACGCGAACGTGACCGCTATGGCGTCCGCTGCGTCAGGCGAGGCCAGCCCGCGCGCCTTCATATCCTTCTTGCTTTCGAGGAACAGTGTCCCCTTGCTGTCAGGCTTGGTGCGCGGGCTGATGAGGTCCGTTTTCAGGAACCTATCTGTTGGTATATGACCCGTTTTCAGCCAATCCCGCATGGCGCCCCACATCTCTGCGCGCTTGTTACCCCACATGGTCTGATTCTTAGCCTAAATGACCTAACTTACC